GGTAATTTCGGACCTCAATTATTTTCTAGGCACAGCAATCTCAAACCTTAACAAATTCACGATGTCTACTAATATAAAATCAATCTGACTTAACAAAGCGCGAAATGTTCATCTCATTTGCAGATTTAGCCAAGCTAAAAAACGTGAGTAGATCTGCGGTTTCGCAAAAAAAGAGGGCTGGTATTTTAGACGGAGCAATTGTTAATGTCAAGGGAAAGGATGTACTTAACAAAGACGAAGCTTTGAAGTTGTGGGAGACAAATATGGTTCCTCATTTCTCTAAGTTGACGAAAGTAGAAGGTGATAACCGTAATACGACCAATACAGATGAAATTCCTGATTTCAATACGAGTCGATCTAAGCGCGAGGCAATGATGGCAAGGTTGGCAGAAATTGATGTTGAAGAAAGGGAGAAGCTATTAGTTTCAGCAGCAGAAGTTAAAAGCTCATGGGCGCAGATTATTTCTTTAGCAAGAACGAAGGTGTTAGGTATCCCGTCAAAAGCAAAACAACGAATACCTGATTTAGATACAAGTGCCATGACTTGTTTAGAAGATATTGTCAGAGAGTCATTAGAGGATCTTGCCTCTTCTGATCTAGAGGCTGCATGACCAGCATTGTTGACCTTGAAAATTTAGCGTTAGAAGCTTTTCGGCCTCCTGAAAAATTAACTCTTAGTGAGTGGGCAGATCGTAATGCTTTTTTAAGTGCTGAATCTTCTGCTGAAGGTGGTAGATGGAGGACACTTCCCTATCAAAAGGGAATTATGGATGCAATTACTGATCCAAGTATTGAGCAAGTCACAGTGATGAAATCTGCTCGTGTTGGATATACAAAGATTTTGAATCATTTGATCGCGTATCACATCCATCAAGACCCTTGTCCCATCATGCTTTGTCAGCCTACTTTGGATGACTGTCAGTCTTACAGTAAGGATGAGATAGCACCGATGCTTAGGGATACTCCTTGTTTACAGGGGTTGGTTAGTAATCCAAAAGCAAAAGATGGAGATAACACCCTGTTAAAGAAAAACTTCCCTGGAGGGACGCTTCAGTTAGTCGGATCGAACTCGGCTAGAGGCTTCAGGATGGTTTCTAGAAGAGTAGTCCTGTTCGACGAAACGGATGGTTATCCACCTTCGGCTGGTACTGAAGGAGATCAAATTAAACTCGGTATTCGCAGAACAGAGTATTATTGGAATAGGAAAATCGTTGCAGGTAGCACTCCAACTGTTGAAGACTTCAGCAGAATCGAACGACTTTTCAAAGACACTAATCAGCAGAGATATTTTGTCCCCTGTCCAGATTGCAATCATTTCCAATATCTGAGATGGGACAACATGAAATGGGTCGATGATGATCCTTCAACTGCGTCTTATGCGTGTGAATCCTGCGGCGTATTAATTCCTCACAGTAAAAAACGATGGATGGTTGAACGTGGCGAATGGAGACCGACTGCGGAGGGAAAAGATAAACACGTTGGCTTTCACATTTGGGCTGCTTACAGTTACAGCCCTAATGCAAGTTGGTCAAACTTGGTGGAAGAATGGCTTGCGTCAAAAGATAATCCAGAACAACTCCGCACCTACATCAACACAGTGTTGGGAGAAGTATGGCAAGACGAATATGAAACAAAAATAGGAGCTAACGCGCTAATGGATCGCGCTGCTTCTGAAACTTATAAGCAAGGAGTACCACCAAAAGACGCATTAATTCTCGTAGCTGGAATTGATACACAGGATGATCGTCTAAGTTTATCGGTCTGGGGAGTAGGAAAAGGTGAAGAAATGTTTCTAATTGATCGGGTAAAAATATACGGAACTCCTTCGCGTCCTGATGTATGGCAACAGTTAGATGAGATTATTTCTTCTCCATATACGAATGAAGATGGAATACAAATGAAGATTGAGATAGCAGCGATAGATACAGGAGGTCATTTTACTGATGAGGTGTATCGGTACGCAAAAGATCGAATGAATTTGGGTGTAATAGCGATAAAAGGTGTTGCGCGGTTAAAAAGTGATGTTTTTCTCAGTAAACCAAACAAAATTGAGACTAATTCAATAGGAAAAAGTCTTAAAAGAAGTGTTCTATTGTTTTCTGTCTCTGTTAATAAGGTCAAAACGCATCTACATCGAAGGTTGAAAGAAGCAGAACCAGGGCAAGGATACCTTCATTTCTATCCGACAATTACCAGTGATTACTTTGAGGAATTAACAGCAGAACGTGAGGTGCGTAAAGTTAAAAATGGGTATCAGGCAGATCGTGTTTGGATGAAAAAGAGTGGTGTAAGGAATGAAGCTTTAGATGAAATGGTGTATGCATACGCTAGTTTGCAGCGTCTTTACCAGATCTATGATCGTAGAACTATATGGAAACAACTTGAAAATAGGCGTGATCAAGCTTTAAAAAAAGCAGGGAAAGATGATTTAATTGAAAATAAACCAGTAGAATCTCCATATAGACCTCCACAGCGTCAACTTAAAAAATCTAATCCATCCTTTGTTAATAGCTGGTGACTAATCCAACCATTCTTGTTCCAGATTTGATCTATCCCGCCGATACGGTCATTTTTGATGTCCCATCGTTTACTGATCCCGTTGGTGATCCTGTAGATAACACCAATTACGCGATGAATTGGTATGCACGAACAAATACTGCTTCTGAAGGTGCAACGATTACAGGTGCAGATGAAGGCATGGGATGGAGGATTACTATTCCATCTTCGACAACAACGACATTTGATTCTGGGACATGGACGTGGCAAGCGATAGCTACTTATGGATCAGTTCGATACACAGCAGGTCGTGGTCAATTCACTGTTAAAGCTTCTGCTTATTACATTGGAACTCCTGGTGCTTTTGATGATAGATCTCGTGCAGAAATTGATCTTGGTCATGTAGAAACTGCCATTCGTACCTTGGCAGAAGGTGGAATGGTTCAGGAATATGCCATTGGAGGAAGAAGTTTAAAGCGATATAAAATGGGTGAACTGCTTCAATTAAAAGCAGAATTAGAAAATGAGATCAACATGGAAAGACGCAAAGAAAAGATGCGTCAGGGTCTTGGTAATCCTGGTCTTGCAAAAGTGAGGTTCGTTTAATGGCTTTTTTAGGGTTTGGTCGCGTTAATTCGCTTAGAAAACAGTTATTTGACGCTAAAACGCGTAATAACAACTTAAAACGTGCTTATGCTGCGGCTCAGAACAATCGTTTAACGTCTGATTGGGTACGTCCTTCTAGTTCTGCTGATAGTGAAGTTAAAGGAAGTATCAAAACTGTTCGGAACTCTGCAAGGCAACTTGTTCGAGATAGTGACTTTGCTAAGGCTGCTTTAAGGGCAGTTAGGAATGGAGTCGTAGGAACAGGAATCAAGAATCAAGCTCAAGTACGAATGAAGCGTGGTGATCGCTTAGCTACTGAAGTCAATGAAAATATTGAAACTAAATTCAACCGTTGGACTAAGGCTAAAAATTGTCATGCAGGAGGAAAGCTTTCTTGGCGTGATATTCAGGGATTAGCAATTACTTCAATGCTTGAGTCAGGCGAAGTTTTTATTCGTCTTGTTAGGCAACCTTTTGGTGATAGCAAAGTGCCTTTAGGACTAGAAGTAATCGAAGCAGATTTACTAGATGATGGATATAACGTGATATTGAAGAATGGAAATCAAGTAAAGATGGGAGTCGAGATAAATAAGTGGGAGAGACCAGTTGCGTATCATTTTTGGGATTATCATCCTGGCGATTATCAGTTTTCTTCAACCCCAAAAGAGTTAAAGAAAAGAATAAGAATTGCTGCTGATGATATTATTCATCTCTATTCAATTGACAGACCAGGACAGACCAGAGGCGTTAGTGCCTTTGCTTCTGCAATTATGCGTTTGCGTAATTTAAGTGGATACGAGGAAAGTGAAATTGTCGCTGCTCGTGCTACTGCAAGCATGATGGGTTTTGTTAAAACACCAGACCAAGATTTATTTGAAGACGGCACTTATTCTCAAGATTCTGTTCTTGATTTTTCTCCTGGTTCTATCAGGCGATTGGCTCCTGGTGAAGAGTTGCAATTCTTTTCACCTAACAGACCTGATGATTCGTTCACACCTTTTGTCCAGCAGATGCTTCGTGCAGTGGCAGCAGGTGTAGGGTGTTCATACACACAAGTTAGTTCTGATTTTAGTCAGTCAAACTACAGTTCATCTCGTCTTGAATTAATAGAAACAAGAGCGCATTACAGAACACTTCAACAATATTTAATTGAAACTTTATGCCAAGAGGTGTATAAGAAATGGATTGAGATGGCTGTTATGTCAGGCGATTTAGATCTTCCAGGTTATGATAGTGATCCTGAAAGATACGAAGAGTGCAAGTGGATTCCACCTGCTGCTCAGTTTGTTGATCCTCAAAAAGAAGCTGCTGCTTATAAATCTTTAATCCGTAGTGGTGTAATGACTCTTTCTCAAGTCATTGCTCTACATGGTGGAGATTTTGATGAGCAAATGCGTCAGCGTCAAAGAGAAATAGAAATGGCAAAAGAACTAGGAATTGTATTAGATACTGATCCATCTCAAGTTTCAGATCAGGGCAATATTCAATCAACTTCAGAAAATAATCAAACAAATAATCAGGAAAATGAAACCCAAGTAAGTGAATTAGACTAGAATTTAAGTTATTATTTGTAAAAAAAACTATGCGAGGCAAAAATTCCGCTAAGCGGAAGGCTTACAACGTTAAGCCGAAAGGCTTCGCAGCCTTAAGATCTGCTGCTGTTGCTGATCCTCCTGTGGAAGCAGTAGAAGAGATTGTAAAAGAAAAGGCTGTTGAAGAGGAACGTGATTTCACTGTAGAAAATCACAAAAGAGCGCATGTTACTGAATTTGTTAGATCAAAAGAAGAAGATCGTGTAATTGAGTTTCCTTTCGCTAGTGAAGAACCAGTTGAGCGAATGTATGGGAATGAAGTCTTAGAGATAAGTGAAAGAGCAATGGATATGTCAAGGCTAAATACAGGTGCGCCGTTACTTTTTCAGCATGACGCGGATAAAATAGTTGGAGTAGTAGAACGTGCTTACATCAAAGGTAAGCGTGGCTTTGCTCGTGTTCGACTCGCTAATAACGAGCTAGGACGCGAGATGCAGGAGCTGATTTCGGATAATATTATTCGAAATGTAAGCTTCGGCTACAAGATCAATGAAATGGAAGCAGATAAGTCCACAACTCCTGTGACTTATCGAGCTACCGACTTCCAACCTTTTGAAATCAGTTTGGTCACAGTGCCAGCAGATTTTAAAAATGTTGGCATTGGTCGCGCTCTCACTAATAATGAGGGCAAACAAACGGCCTCAGCCGTTACAAGTAAACCTATGGACGAATCCAAAGTGGAACCCAATCTTGAAAATGAGGCTGCTATCCGCGCTGAGGCTTCAAAAGCTCAGCGTAAGGAAGTTGCAGACATGCTTGCTTTAGGGCAGCGCACACAAAATGTTGAGCTTGCTCAAGATTTCATTGCTAATTCTCGTTCTTTAGAAGACCTTCGCTCAGCTCTCTTAGAGAAGATGGGTGTTGAAGAAAAGCCCATTCAGGCTAAAGACGCAGAAATCGGTCTAACAGAAAAGGAAACTCGTCAGTTCTCCTTCTTAAGGGCACTTAAAGCTTTAGCTCATCCAACTGATGCTGCTGCACAAAGAGCTGCTGCTTTTGAATTTGAAGTTAGTGAAGCTGCTCAAGCTAAATCAGGTAAGGAAGCTCGTGGTCTATTGATCCCTGCTGATGTTCTTGGTTACAGCAGAAGAGACTTAACAGTTGGTACTGCCTCTGCTGGTGGTGATTTAGTAGCAACAGATTTGCTATCAGATTCATTTATTGACTTGCTTCGTAAGTCTCTTGTTTTACAAGGTGCTGGAGCAAATGTCTTAACTGGATTACAAGGAATGGTTGCTATTCCTCGTCAGTCTGGTGGCGCAACAACATATCATGTTGCTGAAAATTCCAACATTACTGAATCTGCATTAACAGTAGATCAGGTTGCACTTCAGCCTAGAACAATTGGTGCGCTAACTGATTATTCTCGTCGTCTTTTACTTCAATCAAGCATTGATGTTGAGAATCTTGTAAGACAAGATTTAGCTCAATCAATTGCTATTGAAATTGAGAATCAAGCAATCAATGGTACTGGTACTAACAGTAAGCCACTTGGTATCTTGAATGTAACTGGAATCAACACTGAATCTGGTGTTGCTGCTTTCAGTGATTTCGTTAATGCTGAGGCTGCTTTAAGCACAGATAACGCTCTTCAAGGAAATCTTGGTTATTTGATGAACTCTGCTCTTCGCGGAACTCTAAAAACTACTGAGAAAGCCAGTGGAACAAACGGTATCTTCATTTATGAAGGTGATAACAGTATCAACGGATATTCTGCTTACGTTTCAAACTCAATGCCTAACAGCACTGCTGTATTTGCAAACTTCAGCGACATCTTGATTGGTCTTTGGTCTGGTCTTGACATCATGGTTGATCCTTACACTGGATCTGCTGCTGGTACTGTTCGTGTAGTTGCTATGCAGGACTACGACGTTGCAGTTCGTCATCCAGAATCTATCTGTAAGCTTTCCTGATTTCTTAGGAGTCTCTTATGCGTATTGAAATGCTTAGGTCAACAATCGTTGACCTAAATCAAGTAAATGTAGGCGATTTCGTAGAAACGTCTGAAAGTACAGCCCGATTACTAATTGGGATGAATAAAGCAAAAGAGGCTCCTTTGCTTCAGAATGTGGTCATAACGTCTGAACCTGATGTTGAAAAGACATCAGTAAAGAAGAAAACAACTCCAAAAAGGAAACCTAAAGCCAATGGCAATTCTCAACCTGGGGTCTAAGACAACACTTGTTGCATTAAGACCCAACGCGTTAGGCAACAGCACCGCAACTGGTTCTGCTCTTGACCTAACAGCCTATGAAGGCGACATGATTGTTTTTCTTGATGCTACTGCTGGTGGCTCTGGAATTACTTATGCAGTCAAATTGACTGAGTGCGATACATCTGGTGGTACTTACGCTGATGTAACTGACGGTGGCTTCACTACTTCTAGTGCTAACACTGCAACTGCTCAGAAGATGACTTTGAACACCAACGACCTTAAGCGTTACGTCAAATGCGTCGTAACTGTTGCTGGTGGAACAGGCACAGGCTACGTTTCTGTAAACGCTTTTGCGTCTGAGAAGTACGGAGCTTAATTGAATGGCGTTTGTCGAGACTCCTGATGCTTTCCTTGCTGACTTTGGTAAAACATGCCAGATCGGTGGTGGATCGACTTTCAAAGGGATTCTCGAATCGCCAGCAGATGTTATAGCGGGAGGCATGGCGGTTACACGGGAATATTTGCTAACAGCAAAAACTTCTGATGTAACCTCCGCAGCCCGTGGCACTGCGATTACTGTTGATTCAGTTAATTACACAATTCGGGAAAACTTGCCTGTTGATGATGCAACTTTTTCTGAGCTATTACTTAGCAAGGTTTAATGGCTGATACAAGAAGAGAATTAATCCTTGCTCGTCTTAAAACTAATTTAGATGCGATTTCTGGTGCAACTGTTTATAGAAGTCGTGTTGAACCTTTAGCTCGTGGAGAGACACCAGCAATTATTATTGAACCTGTTTCAGATCAGCCTACAGATACTAACTTTTACGACAAATTAGATTGGACAATGCGTGTAAGGATCAGCACGATTGTTAGAGCAGCGTTACCTGATGACGTATCCGATACTTATACACAAGCAGTACATTTAAAGTTAATGGCAGATCAAACGATTAATAGTTATGCGCTTGATTTAACTCCAGATCGTACAGACTTTTCTTTAGTTGAAGCTGATATTCCTTTAGGGATAATTAGTCAAGATTTTGTGATTAGGTATCGTACAAGTAGAACTAATTTAACTTCTGCGTGAAATCATGGCTAAAATCGAAACAGAAATCCCGAATCCTGGTGCAGGTGGAACATATTTGTTCGACCCTAAAACTGGGAAGAGTACACTAATCCCAGAAAACGCCACTCCAGAAGACAATGCCACTACTAACGAGGAAGACTTGGCTACTAGCTAAGATCGAAAGTTCAGAAGGCTCAGACCCCACTCCTGTAGGGGGATCTAATGCTGTTCAGGTCACTAATGTTGACATTACACCTATAGAAGCTGATGCTGTTCAAGCTCCAGCTCTTCAAGGTTTTCTAGGTAATAGCACAAGAGGAACAGTCTTAGCTAACAAGAGAGTTAGTGTAAGTTTTTCCACAGAATTATCTGGATCTGGCGCAGCAGGAACGGCTCCTGCCTATGGCCCATTGCTCAAAAGTTGTGGTCTAAGCGAGACAGTTGCTAGTTCAACTTCTGTTACTTATGCTCCTGTTTCTGCTTCCTTTAGTAGTTGCACAATTTATTGCTTCTACGATCTAACAAGACACAAGATCACAGGTGCAAGAGGAACAGTTACTTTTAATTTGGTAGCAGGTCAAGTCGCATCTGCCGATTTCCAATTTATCGGGGTATATAACGCTCCTGATTCAACTGACATGTCAGGAACTTGGACTCTTGCTAATCAGGCAGCAGGTCTTGAGGTTAACGATACTAATGTCACTACAGCAACATTTCATGGTGCAACTTCTCAAAGAATTGAGTCGTTTGATTTAGCGTTAAACAACGAACTTGTTTACAAAGAAACTGCTTCTAGTCAGCAAGCTTTACTTGTTAATCGCGCTCCTGGTGGAACTGCGGTCATAGAAGCACTTGATACTGCTACGACTGACTATTTTGCTAAGGCCGTTGCTGTAGCGACAGGTGCAACTGATGTCATTTTAGGTGCA